CCCGACTCCAATGGAGAGACGTTATCTCCCAGCCCTCTGATGAAGAGGGTTGTGTCCTTTAAAAAGGAACACTCCAGCTCAACTTGGTGTAGACGGTTGAGTCACGTCCAGCACGTGTCAAATGCCCCGCATCAAGAGGATCGAGTCCTCTCTTTATGAGGAACTTGACCAGGGCGCCATAGCCATCCAGCTCATCAACTGGCGGCTTTCCCTTCACTACATATCCCCTAACCAGGGGGCGATGTAGATGGGGACACATCCTTTGGGTTTCATAACCCAAGAATGAGTGGCGACCCAACACGGGTGACGTTTCGGCTACCACCGGGAAGAATTTAATCTTCTTAGTGATCTCCGAATCGAGCCATCTGACCGTCTGCCATAGACCCAACTTATAGAGTTGGTTCCGTAGGGAAACAGTCGAGATGAGCTCCCGCGCGTCTGTTCTGTGCTTCGGGAAGAGTCTACGCACCTTCGCGATAGAAACATCGCATTGGGCATAATACTCCTTTCCGCAACTCTCTCTGAACCTTCCGGTCCAGAAAGATTTGTTCCGATTTACGACGAAGCCAAACGCTTCGAGTACGGAAATGACAGAATTCACACAATCTACAGGAATGATAATATCATCCCCGTAGACGCGCACCCGATCGGAATATGATTTAATCATATTCCTATCCACAGGTGTATTGAGCTCACGTGAAATTCCAATAAAGATGAGTGTAAGAAATACACTCGCCTCGACGGGAAAACACGTGGCCGAACCCATAGACGCATACTTGGCCAATGGCATTATGCCACGACCAGGTATATCAGCCTTTCGACTCCGAGTTGCGTCCACGAATGCCCTAAGGGCACCGTGATTCCCAACAAGGAGGCGTACATGCTGATTCGAGACACGGTCGGAGGCTTCACTCAAATCGAGTGTCGCCAGTGTTCCATCTCTGGAACCTTGTCGAGCCATGAGCTGGTTAGGCTCTTGGTCATCGATACCAACCATCTTCGAAAGAATGAAATTCCTTCGAAGACCGTCAAGAAACAAGGAGAAAAGCCCTTGCTGTGCATACTGCATAGCAGTAGGCTCAATTCCTATGATTCTAGGTGTCTTGAGCGTTTTAGGAACGGAGACCACCCTCACGGGGATCTCTGCTTCGGGTTCGAGGATGTCCACCTCTTCCAAGTCTCTCCAAAAGAGAGAGTTTGGAACGACATAGTCCCCAGAAGGGGCTACGTCCTCGAGGCGCCGAGTCCAGGATGCGCGGAAGTACTTTTCGTTCGAAGAGTACTTTTCCGCAACATTTCCGGGCCCGTGTCGCGGGATGACTTTCCCCTCCCGGATCTTACGATCCAGGTGGGTGAACATCGTCCCGAAGAGCGTCCCGGAGACACGCCGAAACTCTTCTTTTAGAGAAGAGTCAAGCGTTTTCCAGGAGGCTCTGACATCCTGCTCACTCTGGACATACCCCTCAAACGCCTTATACTCTCTTTCGGGAGTACAAGGTAGCTCTATTTTGCCAAAAAGCAATGTTAATTGCCTAATGGCGAATATTGCATCAATTGAGGGATCGTCCAGCAACACACCAGTGTCGTGGTTGAATACAAGCCCGAGGAAACCTGACAAAAATGTCGGGAGACCTCTCCTTCCCCAATAGAAACCGGGAAAGGAACTGCGGGCTACCTGTTTACGCTCTAGGCTTTGTTGAAGCCCTTTGCCATATTCAGGTAGGGTGATCGTTAGAAACGATACACCTTCGCAATTCAACCGCCCACGGACATATTTGATGTCCATGGTGGCGCTAGTGTTACACCACGTGGCCAATTCG